CCCGCTCCCGAGAAATCTCACTCATTCTTTGTAGCACAGTAGTTTCTTGTTCTCCCCTTTTCGCGGTGGATTACGCCCCAGGTGTTCTGAGGAAGCACACCAGACTTGAACGCGCCGGATCTTAAACAAGATCAGGTAATCGCGAATCACTGTTCTCCAAATTCCAGGAGGCCGTGAAAGACCGAATACAGCGTAGAATTACCAAAAACGCCGTTAGACGGGTTTGGATCCGTTCAGCCGAAAGGCTGTTCAGATCTGACCCTACTAACAAGTGTTGAGGCACTCGAATCAAGTTCAGTAAGTCACGAATTTCCATGTATTGGATAAACACCTCCTCTAGTTGGCCGGCCGTCCGTTTAGGACCCGCAGCTACGAATCTTTCGATCATAGGAGCGACTCTCTCAATACCTTCACAGAAATCGTTTAATTCCTTACTAGGGAAGAAAACTTCTTCAAATGAAGAGTTGAGAGTGGCAAGCCGAACGAGAAGATCGGCAGGAGTACGAACATCATCGTTCGTGGATTCCAGGTGATCCAATGGAGCTGACGTCGATCTGACCATTGCTTGCACCATACTTGCGTAGGATGCAACCAGCATTCTGGCTAGTACAAAAGCAATGTAGCGAACACACTCTGCCCACGGAACTCGAGGCCACGATGGCCCCGAAGAAAAGTGCGCAAAAGCTGTGGATGTTGGTTCCTTAAAAGGAAACTTTTCACCCGAATCCGCCCATTGGAAAAGTAATTTCCAGGCCGCCACCCGGCGAGAAACAGGTTTCTCGAGACGGGTCATGGCAAAATCTCCGACCCCCAGTACTCGAAGGAGGTCCTTGTCAGTAACTGAGGAGTGACGAGCTCTTAGTTCAAGAGCAGCAGCAGCCGATCGGCGGGCAACCGCCAACTCCGTCCAGGAGATGGGGCTAACGTCCTCACGGCCAACGAAGAATGCTTTCGCAAACTCCGCTGTCACTTTAGTACCGAGAATCGATTTAGCATGGCTAATCGAAACTCCCAATTCTGACATGATATGTTGATACTCATCAATGAGAGGTCCTCCGAGAAGGAAGACGTCATCGCCAAGTACCGCGTACCATGGGTACCAGTAATACTGCGACCCGTTGGATTGACAAACTCTCCACCAGGCCCATTGGATGATGAAATGATGAGTCAGGGCTAACATTGCCCAACTGCTGAGGGCTCCCATTGGTTGACCCACCGCATACCGTAAACCCGAGTAATCTCGGTTTACCAGTAACCGCATCCAGGTCGTTGCATACACTTCTCCTAGGAGTTGTGAGAGCAATAGACGCTGAAGCAGCACTGGAAGTCTATCGGTCGCAGCAGATAAATCTAAGGAAGCAACTCTTTGTCCCCCTTTGATTGCCTCGTCTAGGACGGGCATCAGCGGGCGGTGCTGATCGAAGGTCCCATCTTGTGGGATCTCTCTCAGTACTGTGAAGATCAACTCATGTAATGGTTTCAACATCCACTGCGTGAATGCGTCCACCAAAGCAAAGATTCTGACTTTCCCTGCCGCTTCTACCTTACGACTAAGTCGTCCGAGAGCTTGTTCACCTACTACGGTGATATAGCCCGACGGTAGAAGCCACTCCACAGGCCATGTAGACCCGTGTGGTGACTTCTCAGTGAAAAGCGCCAGACAGTTCGCGAACATAGGTAATGTCCACGTACCGGTCATGGTACACCATAAGTTGAACTCGACAAACAAAGGGTCCGACACCCATCGTGCTGCTGTCATTGCCAGCACTGGCCAAGTGGTAGAGTGCATCTGCACATCCCCACGAGGCAATCGGAGTTTGACTCTGATTGGTGACGCCTTTTGGATCGGGAATGGTCGTACCCGTAAGAAGGTTTGGAGCGCACGCGCCCCTTGCCATGGATGCTCATCAGGAGCATCCGAGAACCAAGAAAACTCTCCGCCTGTCAACTGACTAGCAATAGCGTTACGCAAGTTCAATAGTGTCTCTCGCATATACCACCCAATTGGGAGGTGATGTACGAAAGTTAACACGAAAGTCCCTGCTTCCGCTAGGCTGGCCCGAAGATCTGGCCCTGAGTCCGTGATGGTTTTGAGGTTAGCTCGCCCTTTGAATTGAAGTACTCTATAGAAACTAAAGAGTGTCAACCAGAGTTTGAGGTACCCCTTATCACCGCCGAGGATCTCCTTACGACTTTTTCGATCAATCAATCGAGGAAGACCTGTTCGAGTTCGTGAAACGTTGCAGCCCAGTTCTTTAGTGCTTGGTAACCGCATACCGGACACGCTTTGCATTAGCAAAACGTGACAGGCCTTCAGGTAGATGCAGGCCCCGCGTGGGCCCTGCGATCTAACTAACCGGCCGACTCGATATGCGAACATCGCTACCGAGGCTACTCGGTGATGAGTAAGTTTTCCCTGCACTAACCGAACCATGAGAATCATGGAATCGATCAGCGCACGGCCCCTATTTCTAGAGGCCATGCCAGAGTAATCTGGTACAAACTTTCTTAGCATTGCTACAGTTCTTAGAGGCCCAAAAGGGTTTCGCAGAAGTGTTTGCATGGTTAGGAATAGTAAGACTTGATTTACTCCCCGGTTCCCCCTTGCGATCTGAAAAGATACAAGAGGCCGCAGGCAGGCTTGCAGCCTTGGGATTTGCAACCCATACAGAATGGCCGTCGTTACGACGTCCTCACTGCGACGCCCCTCCTTAACAATAAAGGAGATTTTCCGCTTCGCGCAGAGTGCAAATGTTTCTCAGAGCAACTGAGAGTAGTACCGTTTACCACTAGTTTAGCGTCAGCGAGGATCCCATTTCTGGAACCCGGTTCTAGTATGCGGAGTACTCCTCACTATTTCTTCTGGTAATGCCTTATTACTAAGGCACCCCTTGGGGTTCTTAAGCCCCATCCCTCGTACTACCAATCATAAGATTAGTCCATCTTCTGCCTCCAATTATGGAGCGTCGAGTTAGGAATACTAGTGTCATTGATAAGGACATTTGCCTCTTTTCCGTGCGCTAGGCAACCCCGAGCGCGGTTTCGCCGCCCTTCGGTTGACTGTGTACTGAATTGCTCGTATAACGGCGTGATAAGAATCAGGCCAGACGTATCTAGTGGTGTAGCACCACTAACGTGTCGCCCGGTGACTGATCCGACCCAGAGTACCTGCGAAAGTACCCTAGCATCAGAGTGTACGCACTCCTCACACGGCCCTAGTAACGCCTTTCGGACGGGGATCAACCCGTATCCTTACCCTACAAAAGTAAGGATGTTACCCGGTTACAGTTGCATTATCAGCAGCTAAAAGGAAAAAAGATCTATCCAGATTTATTGTCCAGTAATAGGACAAGACCTGGTTTGGGAGAACCAGCGCTTCGCAAGAACGCTAACTCTCCTCACGAGTTCGAACCGCGCGGTTAGAACCCGCCAACACTCTCGTGTTCTCCCGCAAGGGAGGGGGCATACTAGGCAGCCCCGGGCGAAGTAATCAAGTTTGCACTTGGTGTACCTTCACCCCTACTAAGATGAGTACAGCCAAATTTATGGCGTAGCTCAACATTTCGTTGAGAGAAAGGGTTAGTAGCCCT